GGCTTAATAAAAAGACAAATAGAAGCTCAGGATACTATTCACGAGATTCAGGAAATGTTATCTAAAATGGATAAATAATGATACTACCCTTTAGGTAGTATCAAGATACTAGTAGGAAAAAAACAACTCTTTACTATTCTTATTCTATGTATTATTAAACGATTTTCCCTACCTACTGGTGTCTTGATAGTGCCTAAGGGTGCTAGAAAGAGGTGTTCAAAAATGAACGATACAGAAATGCAAACAAATGAAGAAAGGGGTCTTATTACTCAAGATGAATCTATCTTTAAGAGTAAGAACAAAGAAATGTACTGCTCTATGGATTTAGACAGTAAAGAGAATATGGTAAAATTATATAATTCTCTTCAAGGATGTGATATCAAGATAAATGACATTAAGGGTTCTGAAATTGAAGTAGTAGATTTATTCGTAGAGAAAAAGGAAGTTTACGAAAGAGATGAGAAAACTGGAGAACTTTTATACGATGAAAACGGAGAGGCTATCGTAAAGACTAAGTTCAGAACTATTCTTTATGATAAAGATGGTAAAACTTATGTTTCTGCAGCTTATGGAGTATATAACTCACTTAGACAAATAATACCAATCTTCGGTAATCCATCAGAAGAAAATCCAATTGTCGTAAAAGTTGGAACAAGAAAATTAAAAAGTGGTAAAGAAAGTTTAATCTTAACCGTAGTAAGATAGGAGGAAATTATGGCGAACATTGTATTTTATGAACTAAATGATTCGCCTTTTTTCTTAAGAATAGGTGATTTTGTATTTACTTTTTCATCACAGTTATATAAGACTAAATTTGAAAACACATATAGAGATTATATAAACAAGGAAACACTTAAACTTAATGTAAAGTATAATACTTGTATATATGCAGATGAAATGCTATTATTAGACTTATATAAAAAAATTGAGAAAAGAGGCTTTAAGGTAAAATATAAATCTATAGAAATTGAGAAAGATTATTATATCGATGCTGTGTTAAATACTGAATACTCGAGTAAAGTAAAGGAGTAGTGTATTATGGCGATTAGATATGATAAAAAGTTTACAAATGAAATAAATAGGATCGTTAGAAATTACAACTCAAAAATCTATAGACTTTCTAAAGGTGGTTATGGTTATGATCTTCCGAAGAAGATAGATAAAGAAGCTTTAAATGCTCTTAAGAAATCATCTTCTACAAGGAGGGAGCTTCGAAGAAAATTATCTGACTTAGAATTATTTACACAAAGAGGTGGAGAGAAATTAGTAACAAAGAGGGGCGTTACTCTTCCAAAATACCAGCACGAGAGAATAAAGAAATACCAAAGACTTCTGAAATATCAAACTACTAGAAAACTAAATGAAATGAGAACAAGAAAACCTATATCAAATGCTAAAGAAGAACCTTTTACTTTTTCGCAATATGGCTCAAGAGATTATCTGACATTAAAAGCAAAAAGAGAGGTTCTTTTAAATAAGAACTTAGAGGGATTATCTCAAAAAGAAATAAATACCTATATTGATAAATTAATATCAAATACGAAAAGAAAAGATTTGAATGTATGGCAAGAAAACTATATTTCAATTCTAGAAGATACTGCTTTAAGTTATGGATATGATGATGATAAACTTGAAGTAATAGTATCTAGACTTTCTAACTTATCTCCAAGAGATTTTGATGATTTAGCTTTTGTAAATAGAAATATTAATGCAATTATATATTCATATAAGGCTTTGTCTGATATACAGGACGCGAAGAGCCTAAGAGATGTTGGTGATGATGTTATCCAAAACTTAGATTCTATCTATGATAATTTAGATGAAATACTAAAAGATTATGAGTAAGTTCGCAGCGGACTTCGAAACATCTACTGAAGAGTGGATTAAAAAAGATGGTGAATCGAGAGTATGGGCTTATTCGATATGTGAAATAGGAAATCCTGATAACTTTATTTATGGAAATAATCTTGATGATTTTTTCATGTGGTGTTTTAAAGATAGAAGAAAAAATCATACTCTTTACTTTCATAATTTAAAATTTGATGGCGAATATATCTTTTATTATTTACTTACTCATGGATTTGAGTGTGTACAAACTAAAAGGGAAGTTAAGGATAAAACTTTTATATGTTTAATATCTGATACCGGTATGTTTTATTCTATTGAAATATATTATAAGGCAGGAAAGTATCCTAATAAGGTTACGATATTTGACTCACTTAAAATACTTAACTTTTCAGTAGATCAGATCGCAAAAGACTTTTCACTTCCGATTAGAAAACTTATCCTTGATTATGATAAATATAGAGAAGTAGGACACACTCTTACTGAGGATGAAATAGATTATATAAGAAATGATGTTGAAATAATGGCAAGAGCACTTGATATTATGTTTAAGGAGAATCTAACTAAAATGACAATAGGTTCGAATGCTCTTTCTAATTTTAAATCAATGCTCTCTTCTTTTGAACTGTATTTCCCGGTGCTTTCTTATGAAATTGATAAAAGTATCAGGGAGAGTTATAAAGGAGGGTTTACTTACCTTAATCCTTTATATAAGGAAAAAGAAGTAAATGAAGATATTATCGTTATAGATTCCAATAGTATGCATCCCTCTCACATGATGAACGACTGGCTTCCAATTGGAGTACCCGAGTATTATGAGGGGAAGTACAAGGAAGATAAATTATACCCTTTATATATTCAGAGAATAAGTTGTAGTTTTAAATTAAAGAAAGGAAAAATACCATCAATTCAGCTTAAGAAAACTCTTGGGTATGTACCTACTGAATATATAGAGAGTACAAACGGGGATATTGTAACGATGACACTTACTTCAGTTGATTTAAAACTCTTTTTTATGCAGTATGATGTAGATGATATAATCTATCATGATGGGTTTAAGTTTAAGAGATTAAAAGGCATTTTTAGTGGATATATAACATACTGGACTAATCAAAAAATAAATGCTAAGAAGATAGGAAATAGTGCACTTTATCGAATATCAAAATTAATGCTAAATAGCTTATATGGTAAGTTCGGGCTTAATCCTAATGTACGAGGTAAATATCCTATTTTAAAAGAAGATGATAGTATTGGCTATAAACTTTATCCGAGTGAGATAAGAGATTCAATTTATTGTCCAGTTGCTTCTTTTATTACTGCCTACTCTAGATACGATATTATAACTAGTAGTCAGGCAATTAGAGACTATACTATAAAAACATATAATAGAGATTATTATATTTACTCTGATACTGATAGTATCCACTGTCTAAAACTATCTGACAGTGAATTATCAAAGATAATTGATATTGATGATTATAGGCTTGGTGCTTATAAGAAAGAATCAGAAGCAGTATCAGGAATATATATCAGACAGAAATGTTATATCGAAAAAGGTGCTGACGGAAGGATTAATACTACGATCGCAGGACTTCCTAAAAAACTAGGTAAGTATATAACAATGGAGAATTTTAAAAAAGGATTTTCAATTACTGCTAGTGATAAAACTAAAGAACACAAACTTGCATTTAAACATATTAAGGGCGGTGTTATTTTAACTTCTACTGACTTTACTATTAAATAGGAGGGAACTGATGAAAACAAGAATACTTAGAAATAATCTAGCTTATTTTGACTTTATAAAGAGATATAAAAAAAGTGTTGAAATTATTTCATTAAAATTAACAAAAACGGGCAAAATTAGACTAACTTATGATATAATAAAGTTGTAAGATAAGGAGGGATAATATGTCTGGTGAAATAGTAGTGGCACTCTTATCACTAGTAGGAACATTTATAGGTACAATAGGAGGAATACTAACATCACAAAAACTTGTAAGCTATAGACTTTCACAACTAGAACAAAAGGTGGATAAACATAACACTTTAATTGATAGGATGTACAAAATAGAAACAAGAGTAACGCTTTTAGAAGATGAAGTAAAAGGAGGAGATTAATATGTTAGAAAAATTAGATACAATATATTTATATAAAGGAGCATCATCAACAGTAGAATTTGACTTTACAGAATTTAATTTTGATGAAGATAGTTACTGTGAATTTATGATGATAAATCCTTGTACAGATGAAATATTAAAAGTAGTAAAGTTTGATAAAAGTGAGAAATACATTTATATTTTTGAAGATGAATTTACAAAAGATCTAAATAATAAATATTATCAGTATAATATTATGTATTTTACTGGAGGAGAAAGATATCCAGAGTGTGCCACTTCAGATATCATTGTAGAGGAGGTTATCAATAATTATGATGAAGATTAAAATAAAGAATATGCCTCCTCAAGAAATAAAATTAACAAGTGGTAAATATATCGTTATAAATGGACCTGAAGGACCAGCAGGACCACAAGGAGAGACTGGACCAGCAGGACCAAGAGGCGAACCTGGACCAAGAGGCGAGACTGGACCAAGAGGCGAACCTGGACCAGCAGGCGAGACTCCTGTTAAGGGTGTAGATTATTTTACACCAGCGGATATTGCCGAAATAGAAGGCGATATCGAAGGAAATATTGAAAAGATTACAGGAGATTTACAAGACTTAGACACTACAGATAAAACAAATTTAGTTGCCGCTATAAATGAGACTCTAAGTAGTGGCAGTGGAATAGATACTTACGTACCGTATATAAGTAATGGTAGTTATAGTACATATTATCTTAACTTAACAAGCACTCAAGAAATATTAAAAAATATGATAAATAGTGCTTTGCCAGAAGATAAAACATTAATAACATCTTCTATGAACCATTTTATACCTACAAAAAAGGTATGGTTTAGAGAAGGACCTTTAGTACATCATTTGGAAATTGGCAATTATACTACTTATTATATGGTCGCAATCTACCTAGAACCGACAACACTAAACCAAACTGCTGGTACTTATTTAAAATATTATAAATGGTTTCCATATCCATCATATACTGTTTATTGTAGTATTGACAGTGATGGTGAAGTAACTGGTGTATATTCAGACCAAACACTTACTTCACAAGGAAGTGTAAGAATAAACCTTGGGGCTCAAGCGTTAATAGTAAATGCTAATTATGGTTATGACGCACTTCCTATCAATAATACTGCTGCATATACACCAACAGGAGACTATAACCCAGCAACGAAGAAGTATGTTGATGACGCAGTAGCAAGTGCTGGTGGTGGAGAACAAATACCTACATTAGTTTTAGACAACCCATATAAATTTGTCCCTGGTGGTTCTGTAACCGACAGCGATATGTTAAGTTTCTTTTCAACAAGAATAACGGAAATGTTGACAGAGACACCACAAAATGGGTTGGTATTAATTGAATATAATAATTCAAGCAAAACAGAATTATGGAGTTGCAAAACTGAAATATCAACATCTACAACACAATTTAATTTTTATTTAGTAAATACAGAAATAATGAATGGTAATTATATGTATGTTTTGGCAGTAAGAGGTGTTTGGTCAAATGATGTATTTGCTTGTAATAATATAGCAACTTTTGAAAACTCTTATGATTTTGTAACTAGCAACAGAGTATTGACAAAAACAAATAATGATAGTTATACACCTACTGGAAATTACAACCCTGCGACAAAAAAATATGTAGATGATTCTATTGCTTCTATACAAGGTATTATTTATAGCACGACTGAGACAGTAATCGGAACATTTTTAGGTAAACCTTTATATCAGAAAACATTTACTTTCAATGATGCTATTTCTTCTACTCCTATAACCGTGCCTCATAATATAAGTAACTTAGATGTTATCGCTAGTATTGAGGGTGTTATGTATAATACAAACAATCCTTTTGGAAGTGGTAGAATATGCTATCCAATACCTTTTAATACTGCTCCATCTGAATCTAGTGGTGTCGGAGTAAGAGTATGTGATAATAATATCGAAATATCTTCTTCATCAGGATCATGGAGTACTGACTGGCAAAAAATTATCACTTTAAAATATACTAAGACTACGGATTAGGAGGGATAATATGAAAAAAGCTTGGGATGATGTTAAATCTTTTGTTACAATTGTAATGACCGTAGGATTAATAGTATTACTTCTTGTACCTACTATTAATCCTCCTAAAGAAATACTTGCTTTGTATTGTACTAGTTACGGTGCAGTAATAACTTACTTTTTTACAAGAAAGGATGGTAAAAATGATAACTAGAAGTATGAAACTAACAGAGCATTTTCACTCTTCAGAGTTTAAATGCCCTTGTTGTAATAAAATCTATATAGATAGAGAATTAGTAAATAAAATGGAAAATATATTTTCAAAATTAAATGCAAGTAAGTGCATAATATCATCAGGTTATAGGTGCAGAAATTATGATATTAAAATAGGTGGATTCGCTGGCAGACACTCAGAGGGGCTTGCAGCAGACTGCTGCTACTACGATAAAAGTGGAAATATAATACCATCTAAATATGTAGTGTGTGCTGCTTTTGACTTAAAAGAGATGGGTGGAATTGCTAAGATAAATGATAATTATGTTCATTTAGATAATAGAAAGAACGGAACTTACTATGGAGATGAGACAAGAGGTAATTCATCTTACTGGAGTGATCCTTATGCTTATTTTAATATAGAGAGAAAAATAGATAAAGATATTAATACACTTGCTAAAGAAGTAATAGAGGGACTTTATGGTAATGGAGAAGAGCGAAAACAAAAATTAGGCTCTAAATATGATGAAGTACAAAAAGAAGTAAATCGCCTTCTTAATAAAGGACTTCTAAAACTTGTTGTCAATACTATTAATGGTGTGTACGGAAATGGCGAAGAGCGAAGGCAAAAACTAGGTTCTAGATATGAAGAAGTGCAAACTCAGGTTAATAAAAATATTCAAGATGGTAATTATACTGAAGATAGGATTCACTTATACTAATGGCACAGTATAATGCAAGAATTGCTCCCTTTATTAATGAAGAGTTTACAGTTACTTCAGTGTGGTGGGAAGAGCCTCGAAATCATAGAGGACTAGATATTTCTACGGGGACGGGTAGTCCCTTATATTCTATGTGCACGGGACAAGTTTTAAGAAGTGATTATTCAGATTCTTACGGCTGGGTTATTATAATGAAAGATAATAATACTAAAATGGGATTTTTATATGCTCACTTACGAGATAGACCATTAAAAGCCGTTGGCGAATTTGTACAGGTTGGAGAACTAGTAGGATATGAGGGGACAACTGGTGATTCTACTGGTATCCATCTTCATCTTGAAATGCAAGATTTATCTTTGCACGACTGGATTTACGGAGGTGCAAAAGATATCTATACTAATCCTACTATCTTTATGGGAATACCAAATGTGGAGGGAATAACCGCTATTTACGGAGGGACTCCAACTCCTCCACACGGCGGGAGAAGAAAAAGTAAATTCCCCTTTGTTCTTTATGCTAAAAAACTAAGGCAAAAGAAGATAATCTCTTTACAAAATAATAAAAATATATTATAATGGAGGTGATGATAATGGAGAATCAAGAGCTAAATACATTTATTGATAATCTAAAAGAAAAATTAGGCGATGAGAATTCTGCTTTAATTAGTGATGACTTAGGTATTCTAATTACTAAAAACAATGAAACCATCCAAAAATTAGAAGATAAAGATAAAGAAATAAATCGCCTATCATCTGTAAATGAAAAATTAGTAAGTGCAAATGGCAGCCTTCTTCAGCAAGTATCAGTAGGGATAGAGAAAACTTCTGAAGATGATACTCCTAAAAAATCATTTAATTTTAGAGATGCTTTTGATGAAAAAGGCAACTTCAAGAAAAAGATGTAAAAGAAAGGAAAGTGAGAAAAATGAATGAAGGTTTAGTAACCTCTCTTAATGCTTTAAGAGAAATGAGTGTAAACGGTGGCTCAGTATATCATCAATATATCCCAGTAATCGATGAGAATACTTCTATCAGTACACTAGCAGAGCCCGTACTTAATGTACCAGTAGTGGCAAATGACTTTATGAGTATGTTAGTTAATAGAATTGTATATACTCAATTTGAAACTAAATACTTTAGAAATCCACTTCAAGTACTAGAGGGAGATAGAATTCCACTTGGATATGCGGGACAAGAAATCTATGTAAATCCTGCTAAAGGAAGAAAATACAATGTTAATGACTTCGCAGGACTACTGCAAAAATATGAAGCAGATGTTAAAGTTCAATACATGACTCTAAATTCTGATTTACAATATCCTGTAACTGTAACTAGACATGATTTGAAAAAAGCATTTACTTCATGGGAGAATCTAGATAGATTCATAGATCAATTATCTAATAGTCTTTACAATGGTGCTTATATCGGTGAATACAGATACACTAAGAACTTAGTAGGAAGTGCTTATTCTTATGGAGGAGTACAAGTAGAAGTAGTAAGTGCTATCGAAAGTGAAGCAACTGCTAAAGCTTTTGTTAAGAAAGTAAGAAACTTATTCTTAAACTTCCAAACTCCTAGTACAGAGTTTAATGCTTGGGCTAAAGTTGGTGGTGAGGGAAATCCTATCACTACTTGGAGTAATCCTGAAGATATCGTAGTAATACTAAGAAATGATGTTAGAACTGAAATCGATGTTGATGTCCTTGCTTCTGCATTTAATATTGATAAAGCTACTTTAATGGGTAATATCATTACTGTAAATAATTTTGATATAGTAGATGATGAGGGAGTAAAAAGATTCGATGGTGCTAATATCCTTGGTATGATTGCTGATAAGAGCTGGTTTAAAATTAAAAGACAAGATATGTATCTAGATGAGTTCTACAATGCTAATAATAGAACATGGCAATACTACTTAAATATAACTAAGATGTATCAATATAGCCTATTTGCTAATGCTGTTGTGCTTGCTACTAGGGAGCCTACGATCACAATTACTAGTTTAGGATTTAATTCTAATGTTGTATCTCTTGCTGAGGGTGATACTGCAAGTGTTCCAGTAGATGTAAAACCTTTTGGAGCAACTACTCCTGAAATCGTATTTACTTCTTCAAATGATTCAGTATTTACAGTAAGCGTGGACACTGATAATAATAGAGTTGCTAAAGTAGTTGGAGTAGGAGAAGGAACTGGTGTTCTTACTGCTACTGCAGGAAATGTAAGTTCAACTGTTACAATTAGTGTTACAAGTGCATAGTTTCCTTAAAGGGGAGGGAGAAATCCCTCCCTTTATTTAATATAAGAAAGGAGTGTTATTATGGCTGCGATTAGTCCATCTACTAATCTAAAACTAATTAAAAATCCACTAGAGTTAGATAATAATAATCAAATAACTTTTAGAAATAAAGAAGAGCAGTATAATTATTTTAACTCTCTAGAATCTATTAGTGTTGATAATTTTACTTATCAAAGAAAAGACTTTACTATAAGATATGGTGCTTGTATAGATGATATCTTAGAATATAATTATGTTATGTATCAAAATGAAGCATATTCAGATAAATGGTTTTATGCTTTTATTACTGATATGAAGTGGCTAAATGATCATACGACTGAGATAACCATAAAGACTGATACATTTCAAACTTGGCAATTTGATTTTAATTTTAAAGATTCTTTTGTCGAAAGAGAACATGTAAATAATGATACTATCGGACTTCATACTCTGCCTGAAAACTTAGAATCAGGAGACTACATAGTAGAAGAGCAATCATCAGCGGGCTTTATGAATGCTCATGTTGTTGTATCTGCAACTTGGGATTTCGTAAGAGAAACTGAAGAGGGTAGTTTTATAAATGGTATCTATCACGGTAATGTATATTATGTACTTGGAGATATTCCATCTGCTGCTGCGACTGTATCATATCTTCTTTACATTTATGCTTCAAAGGGTAAAAGCGATGCGATTACTGGACTCTTTATGGTACCGGATGCAATTACTAATTATGATAACATCTCTTGGGATTACATGAGCAAGGAGGGAGGACTAGCATATTATCCATATAAAAAAATAAATTATCTAGAGTATGATGATTCAGTGGATATGGGTAACTTTACTATTCCAAAACCTTACGGTAATGTTAATGGTTATGTCCCTCGAAATAATAAATTATTTACTTATCCTTACAAATATCTAATGGTAAATAATAATAATGGATCATCTGCAGAATATATATACGAATACTTCTCAACTGACTCTTGCATTTTTAATACTGAGGGAGCACTAACTCCAGGATGTTCTATTCGTACAGTACCATTAAATTATAAAAACACTAATATTAATAATAGTGAGGGATTAAATCTTGGTAAGTATCCAGTCTGCTCTTATACTACTGATATGTACACAAACTGGCTTACTCAAAACTCAGTAAACATAGGAGTATCAATTGCTTCATCTGCTGTTGGTATTGTAGGTGGAGTAGGTATGATGGCTACCGGAGCTGGAGCACTTGCAGGAGCCGGAGCGGTAACTTCATCGGCACTATCTATCGCTGGTACTTTAGGACAGATTCATCAGTATAAAACAATACCACCACAGGCAGAGGGTAATCAAAACTGTGGCGATGTTATATATGCTGGTGGTAAATGTACATTTAGTTTCTACAGGATGTCTATAAAAAATGAATTCGCAAGAATCATCGATAACTACTTTACAATGTACGGCTATAAAGTAAATAGTGTAAAAGTGCCTAGTCTAAATAGTAGATTAAACTGGAACTACATAAAAACAATTGGAGCAAATATCGTGGGTTATATGCCTACAATGTACTTAAGTGAACTTCGGGATTTGTTCGACAGTGGTGTAACTCTATGGCATAATCCTAACACATTTTTAGATTATTCACAAAGTAATATAATTGTATAAGAGAGGTGATAAAATGAAAAAAAGAGGTAAAATAAAAGCTAATAATAGAGAATTTATTGATACTGCTTATGTAAATGATCAAACTTATTTTGATTATTTATACAGACTTAAAAAGATAGCAACTTCCGTGTTTGAATGGGTTAATCTTCCAAAATCTATGAATGCAAGATATATCGAGGAGTGCCTATATTACCTTGGAACTGCTGCTTTCTTGTATGATGAATCTTATGGATTTATTAATACTAAATGCACATCTGCTGGCGAAATTAATATCTATGGACTTCCTACAAAAGTAAATTGTTATTCTTACGGTTATCAAGATATGCGACTTTTATACACAGGACTTAATAAAGGAAAAGATAATAAAGAGTGTATTATGGTTATGAATACCTGGGATAGAACTCCGACTTGCTCTACACTAGAGTTATTTGCTCTTAGACTTTATGAGGCTGAAAGGTGCTGCGATGTAAATATTAAGGCTCAAAAGACTCCAGTTATGCTCGTTGTTAATGACGCTCAAAGACTTACCATGAAAAACTTATATTCTCAGTATGATGGTAATGAACCTTTTATCTTCGGTGATAAAGATTCACTATCTGCAGATACTCTAAAAGCAATTAAAACGGACGCTCCGTTTGTTGCGGATAAAGTAATGGAATATAAGAAAGAGATATGGAATGAAGCTCTTGCTTTCTTAGGAATAAATACTCTTAGCACTGAGAAAAAAGAAAGACTAATAACGGATGAAGCAAGTTCTAATAATGAACTTATAAATATGAACTTGCAGTCTTATCTAGTACCTAGAAAAGAAGCATGTAAGATGTTTAATGAGAAATTT